CTATTTCCGCTTCCTGAACAGTTGAATTTTATCGATGGTGCATACAAACTCGAAGCCTGCTTCTATCAATTGCTTAGCTTCCTCTATGGTTTCTGCTGTTGCTGAATAATAATCGTTGCTTTCAAAGTTTATGAGCTGAGTGTAGATTAGAGTGGTCTGAATGTTTCTGTGTCCTAACACTTTCATAACGTGTAAAATGTCTTTAGTTTTAGCATATTCCATTGTAGCCTTCCAATGTCTAAGCGTGTGGAAGTGAATTTGTAGTAGTCTTGGATTCTGAAGTTTTATTGCAGCTCTTCTCCTCTGAAGGCTAAAGCTTCCCTCAAAACTTGATACTGTGCGATTTGCAAAGATTCTATCAGATTTCTTAGGCAAATTGTATAGCATGGCGATCAGTTGATTTGAAACTTGGAGCATTCTGCATATTCCATACTTTTCAGGATTATTCAATGTTATAGTGCAGTTTTTAGCGTCTATGTCTTTCCATTCAAGCCTTAAAGCTTCACCTACTCTTATGCCGCTTTCCTTCAGTAACCGTAAGAGTGTGCTAAGCTTCTTTCCACAATGAGCTATTAGGCTATCAATTTCAGATTCTAAAGGTATGAATGGTATTTTTCTGTTTGTCTTGTATTTTGGCGCTTTCCATGTTAATCCGTTTAATTGTGCAAATTTGCCATAGACTATTGAAGCTAACTGTTTCGTAGATTCACACCATCTTTTCTGTTTCGCAATAGTTTCTTTTACGCTTTCAGCATCGTAAAGGTTTGCACCATTTTCCATTAGTAACCTAAGCATTTTTGCATAGTTTTGAATGGTAACATCATGTATGCCTTCATTTTGTAGTTTTATCATGAATTGCAGTAGTTTACCTTTAGCGTCTTGCTGTGTTGTTGGAGATTCCCCCGCAACAGTTTCTTTCTGCTCTGCTGCGGCCAAGTTTTTCGCCTTTTCACCTCTTTCAAATTTTATACGAGATTCATAAGGAAGTTCGCGAGAACAATGTTCAGGAAATCTTCCTTATGAGCGTCAAAATATTCCTTTGGGACGGCTCCTTGCAGGTCAAAGTCCCATTGCGTTTTGGTGAGTGTTAGGCAATCTTCGAAGCTTAACTTTTCAAGTTCAGTTTTGACTTCATCGTTGATGAGAAGCATCGCCAAACCGAGCCACTGCCTGTAATAACGGTCATCTTCACTAAGGTAAACAAGCAGCTTCCGAGAGAGTTGTAAGAGCTTCTGAAAGTTCCTGTCTTTAAGGTTCGGAAGCGTTTGATATGGTATATCGTCAAATCGTCCAGCGTAAGCCTCTGTTCTGTATGCCCTGTTCAGTTTAGTGAACACGTGTTCAATCATTCGCGTCTGCGGATAAGTCGCCTTGACTTCTGGTATTAGCTTGTTGAGAACGCGCACGGCACGATTAATAGCCTTCTTGCGCAGGTCAAGTTTAATCCATTTATCCAAGGCTCTCCGCCACCGCCCTTGAAACCGCATTTTGAATTTCCTGAGTCATTTCATCCTTGTGAAGCTCAACGGCTCGCGTCATGAACAATTTCGCCTGCATCCTACTTGTGCCCCATTCCACGTAAGCCGCGTAAGGCGCACGAGCGAGAAGGTTAAAAGTCCATGTGCCAGGCTCAGGTTCCAGCGTTATTGTGCTAAGCAAGAAACCCGTTCTCACAGGAACAAATTGTCTTGCATCATTCAGCATTCGCTCGCCGACTATTTGAACGGCATCTGCAACATGATCGCCTATGAGACTCGGCAGCGTTGCATGAAGTGCCTCTACCAGCTCACGAGCATACTGCACATCAACCTCGATTCTTGCGCTCATGCTAATCACGTTTGAACGTGAAAGCTGACGCAAGCCACCTGAAGCGTTAACCTCACAAGGTCGGGACCTTCAACCTTGCTGCTTTCCCTTTCAATGTACAAGTCCTTAATGCCTGAAACTTTGAACTCTTGACTATGTAAAATCAGGTATATCTGGAGCCTCATGCTTTCACGGACGTCTGCGGCTCCGGCGGGTGTAGTCGTCACCTTCACGTAGACGTCAACCATAACCCGCTCGATCTGCTGCCAAACTTCCCTGCTCAACGGAACAACCTGCGTTGGGCTTGTGGGATTATAACATGATACAGCATGTTTCTTTCCGCCTGCTAGAAACGTCGCGGCATCAACCCTTGTCGTCTGCCACAAAATGTCAGCTGCAGCAGGGCTCGGAAGTTGCCAATTAGCCTGCAAAGCAGAAGAAATCACTGAGGCGTTATCATGCGTTGACGTTTAACCACTCTCCATGCTGTATGTTTCGTTGACGTCAAACTCTTCTTGTTTTGGCATTGCGGATCATCTCCATAGTTGCTACGCGATTCTCAATCGCCGTGTTCACGTCTTCAAGAATTATTACTTGCATCCATTTTGGAAACTTCAAGATGCGAACTCCAAGCCTCTCCCACATTTGCATCCACTTCTTACGCAACTCGGCCTCTCGACCCCAATCTTCTAGGACTTTAACTTCAGCAATCGTTAACCACTCTCCGTGCCGGGCGTTACGACTATTACGTCATACCCGTTGTCGAAATATTGTTGAAGTTGTTCGCTTGTTATGACGACTTTTAAGCCGTTCACCCTTGCAACGATCAAGTTGTTTGTCCAAAGAGTATTACCCTTCGGATTCGTTGGAACGCTCAAGTCGATAAGCGCCGTTCCAGCGCTTGAAGCCTGAACTTCACTTGGTAAAGGAGTCATGGGCTTATCCCACCGCCCTTGTATGTTGGCACTTTACCAGCTTCTTGTGCGTCTGCCGTTTTCACAGGCGTTGACACATTCGTTACTTGCCTAAGCAAGTCTTCCTTAAAACCTTCAATCGTGCTCTTAATCGCAGTCGCGAAAGGCCCAGCCCTCGAAACTCGCAGGTCGCCCAAGAAATAATCGTAGGCGCCCACTAAACTGCCGCCGGTGGCAATCACGAGAGCGCGAATGCAGGCCACGTCAATCGCCATCTGCTTAGCTGGATAAAACCGCATGTCCTGCGCAGTTATGTTCATGCCGATTAAGCCATTGACGTATTGATTCGCGTAGTCGCAAGCAGCTTGCATTGTCGCTGTCTGCAGTGTGAGGCCGTAAACTGTGTATGTGCTTACGCCGTCGAAAGTCGCGTTGAGCGCGGCTTGCACGTCTGCGATTTGAAGGAATACTTGTATTGAAGACATTTTTCATTACTCCAACTATTCTCGGTCTCCACGCGAAGTGGACGAGATTCGAGAAAATGAGAAAATGAGAAATTGGGGGTTTATCGAGTTTAAGTTGTTGCTAATCCTGTGATTTGTGCAACGCATTCTCCATTGAGCACGACTGGCGCGTATCTTGTGGTGAGGCTTATGTCGACGCTGTCAAACTCTTTCTTCGGGTCAACATCCGTCATCAACGGTCGCTTGATTACGAAAAAACCAAGCGGTGCGTATGATGCGCTCAAGTTCTGTCCTGTGCTTAGGACGTATGCTGTGCCTGCGGAGCAAACGTTAGAGACGAATAAGTCGAGGCCGTAAACTTTGCCGATGGCACCTGTTTGTATTACTGGTTCCCCATACTGACTTGCCAAACTAAACTGGGGCAAATACTTGAGATCTCGTCCGTTTATGGGATTGCAAATCAAGGAATCAGCGACAAAGTTCTTGCTTGCTATGTAAGCATCTGCTGCCACGATGTCCCTTGTGCCGATTCCGCCTGTGACGGTAAATTCTGTGCCCGTTGCGCCTAAGCTTTTTCCAGTTCCTGCGGATGAGTAACCGGCTGCGCTTGCGATGACCGTCATGCAGTCAAGGTCAATTTGGTAGGCAACTCTTCTGGCTAGCCTTCGGAGCTGTTGTTCGATGACGGGGATGTAGAGGTCTTCGATGTTTTCTCTGGAAATGCGTGCTTTTTGGCCTTTTTTGTAAGGTGTGACTGTCACTGTGCTAAGCGGTGTGTAGTCCATGAGTAGTTCTGCGCCTTCGCTGGTCTCGCTTATGCCAACACTTCTGGAGCCTGCCTCTTTCACGAATGTGGCGGTCTTGCCTGCTACGAGCGGAAACTCTGGCAGTAACCGTTTTACGACCAGCGCCGGCATCGTTCTCGAGGAATAGGTGTCTACACACCTAATCTAACTCGATGATGTGCTTATGTAGCGCTGGATATTGTACTGCACCGCTGTCAATCCATGATAGTGCATCTCGCACAAAACTCATTTCAATTCACCTTTTACCAAAGGGTAATGATTGCTGTGCCGCCGCTTACTGCAGAAGCTATAGCTTGTCCGAGTACCGTTGCATTTTTAGAAACGTTGTCTGTTTGAATCATTCCGATTCCAGACCCCGCGCTCGCTGATACAACATGGTCTCCTGCAGTAATGTTGCCATAGGCTATTGCTCTCGCGATTCCTCTTGCGACGACCGTGACTTTCTGACCGTTCTTAGCTATGGTTAAGTTTAAGCCCACGACTTTCGTGCTGTTCATGGTGTTGCATCTTTTAACCGTCCAGTCGCCTGTGATCTCAACGACTAAGCCTATTGTTAAGAGGTCTTCGCCCGCAATGTACGTGTTAAGGAAACGATCTGCTATGAGCGGAGTTAGGCCTTCCATTGGAAATGAACTAGACAAACATGGTCACCTTACTTCATTCCGGTAAGCGCTGTTCGCGCTTTCAGTATGTCTTTGAACCAGTCGAATTCGCCGAGTGCGTCTTTGTTAAGCTCGTCGGGAGCTAGTGCGCCTACGACTCCTTTGCCTGTGGGAATCACTAGGCTTGAGGCTTTCTTGCTTGCTTCAGCCTCTTCTCCTGCGCCTATGCCGCTGTCGCCTTTCACAGTTCCTTCTTCCTCGCCTTCTTCCTCGCCTTCTTCTTGCGCTTGCTTAAGTTTCTGTTGAAGGTCGCTTATTTTCTTCGTAAGCAGTTTCTTTGATGCTCTCTTAGCGACTTCTGCTTCAAGGTCCGAGACTCTCTTCTGCATCGCGTTCATGTCAGCATCTTCCCCTGAGCTTATCTTGTTCTGAAGGGTTGTCAACTGATTCATGAGCTCTTCATAGGTTACTTGTTTTGGTGCGCTTTCGCCGGGTGCAACGTTTACTACGCCTTGTGCTTTCTGTGGAGAAGCTGCTTGCTGAGCGTTATGTTCAGACAAGAGCTTCACCTCCTGTGCGTTCAAATTTTTGTTTTCAGGTTCTTGCAGGTTTCCCTTAGAACCCACATCTTTGTTACCTTCCAGTAACTTTGAACAAGTGCATTGTGCACATGAGTTTATGATGGCATCATGCTGATTCTCGTTCATAGCTGCCGCGAAGCCCACAGGATGAAATTGCGTCTCTTTGTAAGCTGGGCTCGCAACAATGCTTAACTCGCGAACTTTTGGATGATGAACGATTTCCCATGCCCCAGGACACAGGTGGATCAGCATACCTTCTTTCCGTGTCGGCTTCTTACACTTGCTACATTCAACATTTTCACTGTCGACCTGTGCACTCACGTGGTTTACATAGTTTCGCAGAATCTTCTCAATCATTGCTGTGTCGCCTACTTCTGCGCGGAAAAGAACTTTATCGCCTATGCGCTGCGCGAGTGAGACTTTTCCAATCACAGCTAAGGCGCTTTCAGCATGGTCAACACGAAGTTGGGCGTTCTGCAAAGTTTGAACGAAAAAGTCCAAGTCTTCAGCGGGCACCTGCCACCTGTTTTGGTTTACCGAAGTGTCCATGGCTTCGCCCTCGATATTGATGAGCTTCTCCCTGAGAGCCATCTCGGCGTTGATGCCGTCTTGCGCCTTGAACGGAATAAAGTAGCTAAGTTGCATTCTTCACTAACTCCTGGTAAGCAGCGTATCGAAGCGCCTTGAATGTCTGATTGTCTTCGAGCATGCTCTTCTTGCTGCTTGGTGTGTAACCCTTACAGCCGGGAACGCTGCATGGCGGATGAACCATGTTAAGCTCCCGGTAATGCCCCAGCAAGTGGTCATGAGCTTGTTTCTGCTGCTCCTTGCTTAGGCTTGTGTGAGTTACCCTTGCCATTGCGTTGCGAAGGTGAGGCAGGTCTACTTTTCCGCTTGAATCATGATGCGGCAGGTTTCTGTTGGTCCTTGGAACTGTTTTTCCTTCCTTGTCTTTCTCGCCTTTAACAACGAGGGCAAATGCTGAATCTTTCAGCGAATTTATGAAGCTCGTATTCCATTCAGCTGCTTGAAAACTCAATTTTATTTTCACTCCTTTTTTCGTCATTTTCATGACTATGAAACTTCTGAGATTTTGACGTAAGCGTTCACAAATCGTCTACGCCATTCATTCCATGCCTTAAAGTCAAGCAACGTCTGGATCTCCGCTTTCAAGTGTTGATCAAGCCACTTCCGCACTTGCTCACGATTGGGGAACTCCGTTTTTTGGAACATATAATTTTGAATTTCCCAACGGTCCGAACCCTTCACTTTTCCAAGCGTGATCTTGACGCCTTTCCCAAGCTCCTTAACCCTCATTTTGCCAAATTTGCTTGGATCAGCGATTCTGTATCTCCAAACGGTTTCTCCTTCTTCCAAACCGGGCATATCTAAATCACCATCAATTCGCAAGCCATTCGGCTATCGTGAGCCACCACTTCAAGATTGGTCTTTTCATTCCTTCATGTTTCCGTTTGTTATCGATGAAGAGGATGTAGGTTGTCTGGTCTTTCGGCATCACGATGCGCATGAGCCTGTTGTAATGATACTGTTTCGTGTCCATCTTGCCGTAAAAATACCGTCTTACACGGCAGAATAGACAGCTTAAGTGGGGCCTGCGCATCTCATTCGTGTAACCGCAGAGAGAGTGACATGGCATCCGCGGCCACCACTTAGAATGCTTCTTACTCGTATTGACACTCTCCCCGGACTAAGCATGGACTTTTGTCATAGTGTGGAGACTCCTAAATAATCGTAAAACTTTAAATCTCCTTTTGAGGCTAAAGTTATGGGTGAACCTCTGTGACGAGGTGGCGGAAACTGGGCGGGATGCCAATCCCGTTCTTGTTCGGCCGAGAGTTGGTTTTTCCCAGTTTTTCCCTCTCTCACCCATGATGAAAGATCAAGTAGGTCAAGAGTTGCGCCCGGTATTAGTAAACATCCTCTTCTTTCACGCATGAATCATGAGTTTCTCAACGTCTTTCAATGCTGGAAAATAGAAAAACTTTACCCGGGTAAAGTTAATGTTGGTGAAATCACTGAGCGTCAGGCTCGTGAGATTCTTGCGGCTCCTGAGGAAAAGCGATGCCTTCCTGCTGTTCCGTTGGCACGTCCTCTGGGAATCCGAGCGGCGCTCTCGCTTCTTTCGATGTGATTATGCCCTTGTCAACCATGTCGCCGAGATACTTCTCTTTCAAGTCTAACGTCGGCTCCCAGACTGGGCGCCATTTAATCTCGGGAACTTCAACGCCTTCGCCGAATTTTGCTTCAACGAGCTGCTTGAAGAGGACAGTTTCAAGCGTGTCCGCGATTGCTTCCTGATTCATCCTGATCCGCGCAACATATTCCTCCATTACGACGTCGGCCGTTGCTCTGTTTATGCCCTCTGTTTCCCCAAGGAACAATTTTGGGACGCCCAGCACTGCGATGCGTTGGACATGAAGATATTTTAACCACCATTCGACATTAATTTGCCTTGTCATGCTTTGGACAGATTGAACGTTCACGTCGCCTCTCACGAACACGTCTGTTGCTGGGCCTCTGCTTTGGAAAGCCTGCACGACTCCTGCCAGCTGCGCGTCAGAAAATGGACGTTCGGGCGTGCCGCACTGAACAACGAGCATCGGTTTCGTATAAATTTTCATCAGGGTTGCCATTTCTGTTTGGAAATCATCTATCAACGCTTGAACCAAGAGCAATGGGCGAAGCAAGCTTGTGCCGTAGCTGAACTCGTACCACCAGCTTTTAGCGCCATACCGGAAGTGGACAATGTCTCTAGCTTCAAACGCAACAGGCGGGAAGGTCAAAATCTGCAGAAAACCGAAAATATTTCCATAGCAATCCCTACGCACCCTCATATGGACGGGATCGAGCGGCTTAAGCCACCAATCTTCAGGCGGCATGCCCTCTTCCCTGCAGATTTCCAGGTAAGCGTTACCGAAGATAAGTTCATCCGCGCTTGAAATCCGTAAAGTTTGCAGGATGTTATGCTCATCAAGCCAGTTTTCAAGCCATTCACGAACGGCGTCATCCCCACCCTGAAGCTCAAACCCGTTGCTGACAGTCAAATTAACCGTGACATCGACGCTTGCTTTGATGAACGGTGTAAAGGTGTAGAGATCCTTGTATTTTCCAAGATCTTCAACAGGAGTTGCACCCCAAATTCTTTCCCAGTACGCCATATAGGGTGGGGTAACGAATCCGATGCCCGAGCCTTTAAGTATGTAGCGGTTTACGTAGCCCCACAGGTTTACATCTTTGGTCCATGTAACAGGCATTTCCTCTAGGATCTGACGCTTGCTAACCTCGGGCGGCACTTCCCGCTGCGCGGTGAGGCCCTGCTTCTCTTTCTCGCTTGTCCACGGCATTTAGTTATCCTCTGGCTTAATTTTCGCTTTCACACTTTTGCGATACCAAGGAGCTTGCTTGCCATGTTTCATGAACTTGCTCACGTCTTGCCTAGTAGCTTGCCTTCCAGCCTTCACAACTATGGTTCGTCGAGGTCTAGGTGGGAAGAGCTCATCAGCAATCGCCTTAATTTTATCTAATGCCTCAGGATCTTTTTCAGATTCAAGGATTTTAACTCCAGTTTCCTTGGATACTGTTAAGTTAAGTTACCTACTTCCTTGACCAGCGCGCGCGAAAGATTTAACTAGTGAAACCAATATTATACATTTGGGACGCAATGCAGAAGATATTGTCGGTTATCCTTTTTGTTGCAATCCTGCTGGCGTGTGGGTTGTCAGTCCATGCCGCATCCGCTCAAGAAAATGAAAAGATTAGAATAATCAGCATCAACATTACGGATCCCGTAGATGCCAATGGGACTATGGTTTTGAGTGTTGTACTGGCATCACAAGAATCCATCAGTTCTGTAACGCTTTCTTATGTGGATCCCCAAAACAGCCAGATGAATGTACCTATGGTCAAGAACGACATTACGGAACGCCCATGGGAAGCAGACGCGGCCATGAGACTGACTCTCAAGAGGTACACACAGCAAAGCATGTGGGAAGCTGCAATAAGCCCTGAAGTGCTTGTTGTTGAGAAGAAAGAGGATGCAGCCAGTGTTCAACAATTCTCACGGTTTTCCACAACGATTAAGTTGGACATTAAACTCCAGTCCGAAACAATAGAAGTATCAGTTCCACAGGACTATTTTCCGATGACGGCGAGCATACGCAGCAAGACGACGCCTTTTGCATTATTTCAGGACGGAGCGCTTCTAGTAGGACTGCTTCTCCCAGTTGCTGTTGGCTCCTTAATCATTGGAATCATGAAGTTCAAGAAGCGCGCGCTAATGAAATAATTAATCTTAAATAAGGGTCTAAGAATTTTATGCTTTGAATATTTATGATGACTGGTTTCTTCCCAGTTGTTGGTTTCGTGCTTTTCGTAATAGGCTTGATTCTATTTAGGGCAATAGGGATGGTTAATAGGAAGAGTCCATTTGCCATATGTAGAATTAGAATTGGCGGATTTTTGTTGTTTGTTGGCGTAATCGTCATGGTTCTCAGTATAATCCTCTAAGACTCAATATTTATTTTCAAATCTGCATAAGGTATCCGACGAAAGTTTACAGGGAGACAAATCCGAGCGCGCAAGCGCTACATCATGTACCTTAATCGAACAGAATCGTTTCCTTGTCTCGTTTGTATGTCCATTCCTCTTTCGGCTTCTCTCTCTCATGGGCTGCTTCAGCTTTTTCGATAGAGCGATGTAGAAGTCTGCGGAAAAACAGGCTAATCCTCTTCATGTTTACCTTCATGTTGCAGCCTTCTTCTCAGGTCCCGTTATGATAACCCCAACTTCTGCAGGCTTGCTCTCGGTAACTATGCGGACTTCTTCCAAGACAAAGTTCTTCGTGATGTCCACGCCGTTAACGTAGATGCGCAGGTCTTCCAAGTTGCAGCCAAGCTTTATGCCCACAACTTTCACAAGCCTGTCTTTAGCTGAAGCCTTGAAGATTTCCTCTTCCATTCTCTAGCCTTCTTGTTCTCTTTTTTTTCCTCTTTCGGCGAATGTGATACCTCTGTTCAAAAGTCACAGTTCATTCCTTCTAATGTGGAAGCATAACCGCGCCCTTACCAGGCAACGGCGACTGCACGCAAGCATAAACTGCTAGAGCCATACTCCAAAACACGTCATCATGCCCACCTTCAGGATGGCTAAATCGCAAGTGGCCCGTCTTCATAAGCTCGTACTTCTCAATGTTCAACTCAGCTGTCATATCGACGTCTTCAAGGCGGTTAGCGGGCACATACGGAATCCGAACCTCGGAGCCCCGCATCTTCTCACGCATAATCGTGGCCATCTCTTCTTTTGACTGAACCGTGAAGGTTACACCGGTCACGCCTTGGACGCCGCTTTTAACCATGTCTTCCACGATATAGCCGCCAACACCGGTCACGTCAGCATAAACGGCTTTGACCTCTCGCCACCGGTCTTGCAAACTCTTAATGTAGCCGATAACGCTGGCATACTTAGTTTTCAACGGAAAACGGTGGACATGAACAACCCGCAAAGTCGAACCGGACTTTTCAGCCACCAGGACCACACTGAAATCCATTTCTTTCCCAAAGTCAACCCCCACGTAAAACTCGCCCTGCGGCTCATCCTGAAAATTATAGAGCTGCAACTGGCTGTCAATGCACTGCACGATTAAGTCTTGCGTCAGCCACGCGTCGACATCCTCAACAAACTCCGCCATGAACTCCCGCTGAAAACGCTCATGCGGAAGCTGAGCCTGCATCTCGTCAATAAAACTCTGCTTGATCAGGCCCGACTTCACGACGCCTTCATACGTGGTAATATGTTTGCTGAACTTCTGGTTCTGACACATCCTGTAGAAGACGCTGTCCTTACTCCAGGGCGTGCTCGAGGCGATTAACGTCCCATCAGTCGTGCTTAGCATCGGATACAGCACATTGTAAAAGACTAGGTCATCTTCACGGAAAAACCCGGCCTCATCCGCGATCACCTGGTTCGCCGTGTATCCTCTGAGCAGCTGTGGACTGTTAGGCAACGCTACAATCCGACTGCCATTCTTGAATCGCATAGTAGTGCGCTGAAGTTTATCAATAAGTGTCTGCCGGTCTATGTGTGTGTCCAGATCTTCTTTCGGCAGACTCATTAAAAAGTCCTGAATCCGATCCGACATGATCATGGACTGCCGTAATGTCGGCGCCACAATCAACGTCAACGTCCTCGGATGAGTAAGGGCAAACCAGATAGCCCGCAGCGCTATACAAGTTGTTTTACCTGCTTGTCGACTCCAACGCACGACGATACGCTTACTCTTGTCCTCAAGCAGCGCAGCTTGATAAACTGTACAGATGAAACGAAAAAGCAGCCTGACAAACTCCACAGGATCCTGAGGCAAGTTAACGCTTACAGCAGCAGGCTCAGCTGCTGAGCTTTCCTGAAGCTTCTTCTCCAGGTTGTTCAGCCTCGTTTTTTGGCGTCCCTTTATGAAGCATAACCTCCAGCTTGTCTAGGTCCTGGTCTATTTGGCGCTCATCAATCCCCCTGGCAATAGTGTTGATAATCTGTGCAGTGTACGCAGCAATGCGAGCCCAGAACTGCCTCTCAGGAATAGTGAGCTCCCTCGCCTTTCCATCCTCATCAGTTACACGGTCAACTTTGCCACGTGCATAATCAGCGGCAATCTTGAAAATGTCCTCAAGCATCCTCACAGTCTTCTTACGCAGCTGCTGCGTGTCAACATTGACAGTCCTCCGTATTTTGGCGACTCGACGGGATACCCTCATTTTAACAGTCAAACGACCCCGCAAAATGCGCCTACCCCTCCCCCTCTAACGTTGAAAACTTCCTTGGCCACGACTGTCAACGAGAACCTCGCCCTTCTCCACGTCAGGCACATCGCCGACTTCAACAGGCCCAGTCAGCAACGCAAGAATATCTACGCGTGACATTCGACATACCGTCTCGCACCGCTGCGCATCATGAAAGCTGCTGTTGAAAATCAAAGCACGAATCAGCATCTTCTGTAAACTAACACCTTTTTTTCTCCTATGCAAGACTCTACACTCCAGAACTTGAAAAATGCTAACTGCTAGCATCACTCAAAGGCGATGAGACTGAAACGAAACGAATAAACAACTTGGATATGAAGCTGAACAGCGAAAAGAACGTTATTGCTCGCCGATACTGAACGAGCATCAAGAATCCTAATATATGCTAGAGTTCAATAGTTTTATGCGATGCCACGAAACAGAAAAGACTTGGCTGCTGCGGTTCTGGAAGAAATTATTAAAGCGCCTAATATCGCGCCGAGTAGACTCTCTGGCAGAGTAGGCATCAACTATTCTTACGTAGAAATCTTCTTACAAAATGGTCTCATGGAAGTGCAGAAAACAGGAAAGAGGCATGCTCGACTAAGTATCACGGAGAAAGGACGCACGTTCCTACAGCACTACCGCATCTGCAACCAACTTCTGCCTTGTTAACTTTTTGATGGTTCTCCAAACCACTTCAAGAGCCATTGACTTCTTTCAGCGTCAACATTGTTTCGCAGGATCACTGCATATTCTGGCATCCCTTCAAGATTCCGCTAGTAATCAGGATTTTTGGCAATTACAGATTTCTCTGGCGGATATTAGTCCATGCTCTTCTCTTCTAGTTTGTGGGGCTATGAGAGGTAGAGGACAAAGGAGAGTGATAAGATATCCTAAGTTCGGTTCCGTTAACTTCTCATGGGATTAGAGTCCTTGTTAACTGTCGTGGGATGATGTCAAAAATCGGTTGATAACAATAATTAAGCGCGCTGCCTTGTCCCGATATTTTGTGTTGAAGAACGTTGGCGAGACGCCTTACACATCTTTCTTTTTATCGATTTTGGTCAAGCGCGGCACGCTAACCGAGACTTGTCAATCTGATGCTATAGCTTTTGTGGCACATCTCCCGAACTCAGACATCACATGACCGTTCGTCAATAGGTGCGTGCGCGACTGTATTGAGAATTGATATGTAATACTTAGTAATTCTTAAAGCTGACTGCCAATTAAACTGAATTGAGGTATTTCAAGAAAAACCCTCAAAATTGGATGAAAAGAAAACGGAGGAAGAAGAAATGAAAAAGTATATAGCATTGTGTATTGCGATTGCAATGGTACTTATGCTGAGCATGCTTTGCACACCTTTTGTCTCAGCTGCTAAACCCGCCACTACAGGCTTTGACGAGTACGGATACAACTACGGAGCAAACCTATTCAACGGCTGGTATGGATACTACGATAGAAGCATAGGGGGCGGTTGGGTCACTGGTACTGGCGATGCATGGCTTAATATGAAGTGGTCACAAAATTGGTTGCCTATGGCTGATGAACCAATTGGAGCTTGGTGCACCAACCACTGGACATGGTTCAGCAATGACATCCTTGAAGCAAACTGGTATGGATTCAACACCCGCCTTGTCTGGACTGACATAAACGTTGTTCCAGAGGCAAAGTACAAAGTGACAGAGGGCATGAAAATCATGAAGGTCGGCGACGACTCAGTGGCATGGGCAGCTTATCTAGCAGGCGGAGCATACGACGCACAATGGGGAACCTATGGAGACGGTGTTCCAATGTACGTGGTCTTCCAAGACGTAGTCAGTATCTATGAACGTTCTTGGACCGTCTCTGGAACTTGGGAGTTAACATTCGTCTATGGCGGCGACTATGTTCACATGATGGTTGCTTCTCAGACCGATGGCACTTTGACTGGAACAGGATACTACGTCAGTGACCCGTCGTACACATGGACTATGACAGGCTCAGTCTCATACGACAGCATAACCTTAGACATAACCTATACAGGATCAAACCCTGGATACACGATTCATGCAACAGGGACAATTGTCCCCGATGGAACTCTAAGCGGAACATGGACTAGCAACGCAGGTCAAAGCGGAACCTGGGTAAGCACCCAAGGAAAAGCAGTAGCTAACTACAATAACCTAATTGGAACATTCAACCTATGCACAACGTCACCAAAGGGACTTGGAAAGCCAATATTCTAA